AGAGAGGGGTTAGTTAGTCTTGGTTGATACCTTTGAGCTCGGTTTTAGGTTTGCCTAGGTTATATTGTTTATTACCTAATGGACGACTCTTTCCTACCTTTCTATCAATAGCTTTATCAGAGTGACCGGCCATCTTTAAACCTTTACGAGTCATATGGTGATGATAGTTCTTAATACCAGTCTTCTTTTCCATAGTATCATTGAACTTCTTTATATGAGAGTTTTCTTTATAATCTTCTAAGATGAATGTTTTAAATGACTTCATAGTAGTATTTATAAGAGAAGTATGTTATAATATTGGCATACAGGAGAATAATATGAAAAAAGATATAGAGAAGAAGGTTGAAGCACTTAGACTTGATAAGGGTGTTGGTATTAAAGATGGACCTATAGAAGGTACATGCTTTATTAATGGTGAATGGTCTACCACTGTCTTTGAGTTTATTGATACACTAATAGGTCATCCCATTACATATAAAGAGATGCCTAGTTGGCATGAGGACTTTATAATGGAACCTACTGTGAATGCTTTATTTGAAGAGATTAAAGCTGATTGGACTTTCAAAGACTAAGAACAGCTACATATTTATGTCTTTAGGCCGCCGGCTCCATATACCATTGTGGTTGCTATCGGCCTTACTTGAGACTATAATAATGATATCGTTCATCACTTATTGTGACGGAAGTAGGCAATTAAGCCGAAGGAACGCGTCTATTACCGCAAGGTAGGAGGCGTCATGACTAAGTACGAACAAGTACTTCAGGTTAGAAGAGCTGTTAGGGCTAATAACGTAAGAAGTACTAAATCGGAAAAAAAGAAGGTCAATGTAGTGAGTTTACCTCAGTACACACGCGACAATCCTTTTTATCCGTAACTTTGTGAGAGGGCTAGTCCCTCTCCTTATATAATTGGAGAATATTATGAATCTTAATCACCTTAACGTATCACTCGTTAAATCAGCCTTACGTATCGCAGCAGGGGCTTATCTCTGTTTCGGATCTTTGGTTACCTGCGGTATATTATTAATAGCTGCCGAAGCACTCGGTATCTTAGAAGAAATTGTAGACGATAGATAGTGGAAATAGTTAAACGCTATTCCAATTGTTATATATTTAAAGATCTTATTAAAGATGTTGATCATAACGATTGTTTTAATGATCATGTAATGGACTTTAACTTTCCTGATATGCATAATCATTGGGTATTAGGTCAGTATAAGTGGTCTAATCAGTTTGACGATACATCTATACATGAGTTTTTATTTAAAAATGTCGATGAGTTAGATAGTTCATGTACTATACGTCGTGGTTTTCATGAGGTTGGTCACGGTCAAGCCATACCACCTCACTCAGATGTTAATCATATTGCAGGGTTAACTATCTTTCTTAATGAAGTATGGGATGAAGATTGGGGTGGCCATAACGTTTGTATGAGAAATCCAGATAGCGGCGGCGCCGGCGCCTACGGCGATAGTATAATAACCGCACCTTCTTATGGAACCGGTGTCTTAGTTATAGCACCTTGTGTACATTTTACACTTCCGGTGTTTCAAGACAAGAAAAGACGTACAATACAGTTCTTTTATGATGAATAAATGGCTTAACATCAATTATACGTACTATAACAACTATGATTTGTTCATGGAAGTTGTAGAACACTATAAACCATACGAAAAATACTTTCAATTCACAGTAATTGACGATGGATCTCAAGATGAGCCCTTGACTTCGGAGAATTTACCGGAAAATTGGAAGGGATACCGGGTAGAACAGGATTATGGGTGGGGAAATGAGGTTTGTCGTAACGTTTTAATGAAAAAGACGGAGTTTCGCTGGAATGCCCTTATGGATATGGATTTAGTCATTGATTTAGATAATAAAAAGTGTAAAGACATGCTTGTCGGCGGTAAATTCCTAAAATATTACGATCCTATGTTTAAAATACCCATGACTTTCCAGTTTTTTCGTGGAGGTCGTACATTTTATGAAAATTTAGAAGAAGATCCAAGCAGAAAACATCAATGCCTTAATAGTTTTATTATAAGTAGTGATGCTTTTAACCAAACATACGGTTATGATATGACTCTTGCATGGATTTACGGTTCTGATTTCACATTACCTCTTCAGATGGCTGGTGAATGTCTTGCTGTTGATACAAGGTTAAAGAAAATAGCTGTACAAGCATCACCTGGTAGTGAACGTTTTGCACCTAGAGATAGTGCTGCATATAATGAGTTATTTAAAATCGTACATGAAAATAGAGTAAAAGGTTTTGTAGATGCAAATGGTATTTGGATTAATAAAGAAGAATACATAAAAAACTGTAAAGATTACCCAGAAGTAGTTGACTTATAGGTAAAAAGTTCATATAATATGGACTTAGAAGTAAATACGTGGTGTATTTACATTAATTATGGAGAAGACATATGTCTATTTTTGATAAAGTATATAATACATTAGTTGTAGAAGGTAATGAAAGAACAGCCGCTCAAATGGCTAACTTTTATAATACTTCAACAGCAACTATTAGAGCTCGAATCTCAGATTTAAGATCTAATGGTGTTGCAGTATATGCAAATAGCAAAACTGATTCTAAAGGAAGAACTAAAACTTTCTATAGAGTAGGTACACCAACCAGAGCTGTTGTAGCTGCTGGATATAAAGCATTAAGAGCTGCTTCTTAATTGCTTTCGACGTCATAGTCGTTACTATGTCAAGGTGGTTACTTAAAGCCCACGGGAGGATGAAAAGCCTCCCTTCTTTTTATAAAACAGTTGATTTTAAATACGTCTGAGTATATAATATAGTAATATATTAGGAGAAAAATTATGTTAAACTTAACTGAACATTTAAATAATGTACGCGACGCAGGAAGTTTAGGTGAAAGAAAAGAAGCTATGGTTACTATGATCATAGAGTCTCATGCTAAAGCTGAAACTAAAACTAAAGCGATGCAAAAAGTAGCGAACGAAACTAACCCAGAAAGATTATTATCTTTTGCATATAACTATGCAATGTCTGGTGAAGGACTGAAGGTCGTTTAATGGGTATGATAAACGCTGTTAATTCTTTACGTTATGATATGCATGGGCGTAAAAGGAAGACTAATAGTTTATCTAAACCTAAAAAGTCTCATAGCTTCAATACCTCCAGAAACTATGAGGCGCCCTCCCGGGCTCCTGAGCCTTCTTATATGTCTGATTTAAGAGATCTTAAAGCTAGATTAGAAAGTGAAGAGCAAAGGGTTAAACGTATTAGAGAGGAAAAGGCTTTTAAAGAAGAACAACTTAAAATTTCTTCTAGTTATGCAATAGCTCCAGCCTATAATAAAGGAGCGTATCAAGTGATACCTAAATCTGATTTAAAATATATAGGAAAAAAATAATTATGGAAAATCCTAAAGTTCAAGAAAATTATGAAAGAGTAATGAGATCATTTGATAAAGTAGATGAATCAGCTAATAGAGTATTTAATGCTATCTATTTTTTATATGGTGCATTTGTTATGGGTATTACTATTATGCTTATTGAGGCGTTTACTGCATAAATAACTATATGCCTAACATAAACCGTAAAAGATTAACTGACAATGGGTACGTTATCTTAAGAGATATTATACCTATTGAACTTATTGAAGATATTATTGATTTTTCAAATGATAATATAGATCAATATGAAACAGATGATGATGATAAACTTTTTAAAACAGAATATAAATGTTTTAATGCAGGGTTTTGTAATAAAATACAAACCCACAATGGTATAAATAATCCATATGCAAAGATGCATTCATTTTTACTTGATTTAATGCAAGAAATGTTTGGATTAAGACTTATTCCTACTTTTCATTTTGGTAGAGTACATTTAAATGATACTAAGGGTATGAAGTGGCATGTAGATAGACTTGCTTGTGAAGTATCTGTAACGATGCCATTTGCTTATTCAGGACCACCTTGGCCTGTTTGGCTTGAAGCAAAAAACGGTAAGCAAAAAGTAGATCTTAAAGTAGGAGATATTTTGGTTTACAAAGGATGTGAAATACCACATCATAGAGAACCATATAATAATGAATATGCTTTCCAGCACTATTTTCATTATATAGATGTTGAATCTGAAATAGGATCGTTTGCTCAGTATTTTGATACAAGCAATCAAAGTTATTGGCCTGGAAATATTGATAGATTAATTTTAGATAATAACTTACCTAATATAAGAGATAAAGAAAAAGAATTTTTTAAGGAGAATATAAATGGTTAATGGTATAGATGATTATATTACAGATGATCCTTCTCTTGCCGATTATGCAATAGAAAAATATAGAATAACACCTGATACTGACGTTACTGAATCTGGAAAGTGGTTGTTATGGTCAGAAAATATTTTTCAAGAACCAGCTAATGTTGAATATTTTGAAAGATTTCTTTATACTAATATTGATATTGCATTTACTGAGTTAGATAGAATGACTGATTATGGAGAATTAGATAATCCTAGCGTTCTCCTTGTTTTAACTCAAGCTTATAATTCTGATAATCCCAAGGTGATTAGATTCTGGAAAAATAATAAATTATATATTAACGGTATTGATTACACTCTTAACCCACAAGGTCACCCAGTTCCTCGTTCTTATTAATGTTCAGTGTTGATTTTCCTATCAACAATTTATTAGATCAATTTAAGGATCAAATAATAAGTGATTATTATAAATCTGTTAAAGAAAGTGACGGTACTGCATACAGTCATCTAATAACAATTCCTGAAGTACTAAATATTGTTAAGCCTTTATGGTTGGATGTATTAAACAATAACTTTAAATCTATTCCTAAATCTAGAAAGCCATTTCAAATATGGGCTTATATTCAAAATAATTCTAACAACCGATCTGTTTGGCATAATCACCCAGAAGCTGAACTTAATACTGTTTTTTATTTAAATACACCTTTAAAGGGTGGAGAGCTTTTAGTTTTAGAAAATGATCCTAGTAAAAATAAACATGAGGTTACTCATATAAAGGTTAAACCTAATAAATTATATGTAATGCCGTTCTGGCTATATCATAAACCTCAACATCAAGAAGATAAAGATGAGCGAATATGTTTTAATATACAATATTTCTCTGAAGATGGAAAAAGACTCATTCATAAAAGTGGAAAAAATTGGTAAAAGGAGTTGACCTTTTGCGCTCTAGCGACTATAATATAGTTATAAATTAATTGATATATATAAAAAGGAGAAATATTATGTCACATGAAGTTGAAACTATGGCGTACGCTGGAGAATTACCTTGGCACGGACTCGGTCACGAAGTACCTGCTGATCTTTCGCCCCAGCAAATGATGGAAGCAGCTGAACTTGATTGGTCAGTTGAAAAACAAACCCTTGTTACTTTAGAAGGTGCAGAAGTACCTGAAAAGAAAGCATTGGTTAGATCTTCTGATAATAAAGTATTAGATATAGTTGGTAAGAACTGGAACCCAGTTCAGAATATCGAAGCTTTTGAATTCTTTGATGACTTCGTCAGATCAGGAGATATGCAGATGCATACAGCTGGCTCACTTAAAGGTGGTCAAATTGTATGGGGTCTTGCTAAAGTAAATGATTCGTTTGAATTATTCGGTGGTGATAAAGTTGATTCATATCTTTTATTTACTAATCCACATAGATTCGGTCAATCTATTGATGTAAGATTTACACCTATTAGAGTAGTTTGTAATAACACTCTTACTCTTTCTCTTAGTCAAGAGGCTAATAACGTTGTTAAACTTAATCATAAGAAGCAGTTTGATGCTGATGAAGTTAAAAGAATGTTAGGTGTTGCTGAATTCAAGATGAATCAATATAAAGAGATGGCTCAGTTCTTAGGTACTAAGCAGTTTAAATTAGATAACGTTAGAGAATACTTTAATGATTTATTCCCTACTTACTCTAAGAAAGAGTCAGACGAACTTGTAATATCTAGACCTGGTCAAAGGTTAGAAGAATTACTTAACTCTCAACCTGGAGCTAACTACGCTCAAGGGTCATGGTGGTCAGCTTTTAATGCTGTTACTTACTATACTGATCATGAGAGAGGTAATGACTCAGATGCAAGACTTCAAAGTGCTTGGTATGGTCAATCTAAAAACCTTAAGATTAAGGCATTAGAAAAGGCTTTAGAGTATGCAGAAGCTGCCTAATTGGTTAAACTCAAAAGATCTAAGGGATGCGGTTAACAGCCGCACCCCTTTTTATATACCTAATGCTGTCTCTACTCTTAACTATAAGTGGGATGATGTTATTGAACTTATTAATATGGATAAGCAATTAACAAGGTATATGAAAGCAGGCGGTTTTCTTATTCACTTCTTAAACGATAAGTTTCAAAGTATTGTAGATCTTGCCGAACAATTACAAAATACATTCCCATCCCGTACTGGTGATATGTCAGTACATCTTTATGGTTCATTATCAAGAGAATCAGGCTCACATGGAAGGCATAAAGATACTGCTAACGTGTTTTTTATTCAAGGCTCTGGTAGAACTAAATTTGCATTTGATGACGGAAGCAGTTATAATTTATATAACGGTGATTTACTTTATATACCATGCGGTGTGTATCACGATCCCGAACCTCAAGGAGCCAGATTTGGTTTCTCGATAGGATTAGAGGAAGGTAGATATGAATGAATTATTAGTAGGAGTGGTAATTGGTACAGGTATGCTTGCGCAGTATATTGGTTATAGGCAAGGGCATAAAGACGGAGCAGGTCAAATGTATGACATGCTTTATAGTCAAGGTAGAAAAGAAGGTAAATTTATAGTAATAAAGCTAATGCATGAACCAGGAGTAGATAATGGACGTAATTTTTGATGTAGATGGTACATTAATGGATTTAGATCATAGGAGAAAATTCCTAGATGGTTCTATGGGTAGAAAAGATTGGTCTGGTTTTGTAGATGCTACTAAAGATGATATTCCTAAAGATCAGATTCATTCTGTTGCTAAAGCGCTTGCAGCGCAGGGTCATAGAATAGTTATTTTAACTGGCAGGAATCAAGCACAGCATGATATTACCGCTTTACAGTTAAAAGATATTCCTTACGATACTATGATTATGAGACCTGATGATAACTATGATGCTGATCAGGATTTAAAATCAGGTATGCTTGATCATTTAATAAGTTTAGGCTATAATCCTACATTAGTATTTGATGATAGAGATGCTGTTGTAAATATGTGGAGAGATAGAGGGCTTATTTGCTGTCAAGTAGCTCCTGGAGATTTTTAATATGGAATACATCAAAGAAAAAATAAATATATGTAAAGTTCATTGGAGAGAGATATTTGCTATGTCATTTATTCTTCATTTTTTTATGGACTGGATAGTATTCGGCCTAGGTGTATTATTAGGAATGCATATAGGACATAATTAGGAGCGTTTATGGGACAATATGACGAAAGAGTAGAAAGACAGAGGCTTTTATTAGAAGCAGAGAAATGGGCATCAACAATTAAATCAATACATGCTCATGCTTTTAATTCAATGTGGTATGATACTAGAGGGGAAGACGGCTCTGTATTAGATATTGAGTACAATAATGGGGTTATAAAAAGAGAAATTAAAGAGACTGGAGAGATAGTATTCTTTGGTGATGAACTAATTGGTGATGCACTTTTAGATGCATACAGCAGGTCTTAGAGGTATATAAATAATAATATGAAGGTGATAAAATCTAAAGTATGTACGGTTGTCGACGGCATCTTTTCTGATGCTCAATTAGAACATATGGATGCTTACTTTGCAAGTTACCCTTTCTGGGGACTTGGATATGATATGCAAGAATATGGAGCTAAGTCTGCTACGTTATGTAAATCGCTTAAGTGGGAACAATGGGTAGGTTTTCATGCTATAATTCAAGATATAAATGATATAATGCAAACAAGGTTATTAGAGATTGGTATTGAAACACCATTATTCTCTAGAGCTTTAATGAATAACTTTAAATTTGGTGATTCACCTATGTATCATAAAGACTCACCTAATAATCCTGATGGCCTAACATATATGGTTTATCCTAATATGTGTTGGGATCATAATTGGGGTGGTGAAACTAAATTTGCAGATGAAGAACATAATGTAATTGATTGTGTTAATCCTAAACCTGGTAGACTGGTTATTTTTCCGGGTAATGTTGATCATGCAGGAATAGCACCTACTAAAATTCACGAAGGTTATGGACGCTTTTCAATTGCTTATCAAGACCCGCTTGGTTTTCCTAAAAGTGAAGACAGAAAGACTGTAGCACCAGAAGATATAGAAAATACATCATTTGTGTCTTTATATGGAGATAATTATAAAAGGCTTAAATAATGGATGAACTATCAAAGTTTAAAAAGAAAAAAGTGAAACTAAACTTTATTCAAAGAATATATAGAAAGTTATTAGTTAAATATAAATTATGGAGAATGAAAAAGAATGACCCTTTCATTTATGAAGAATGATCTATTTTAATGGTTGTAGTTATACCTATGGTATAGGAACAGGTAAGCATGATACATTACAAATATGTAGTAAATATTGTTATCCTACTGTAGCAGCAAAAACGCTAAAGCAAAAACATATTAACGAAGCTGAACCCGCTTCATGTAATTTTAATATTTTTAGAAAGTTTATAAAATATATTAGTTCCAATAATCCTAATCTGGTTGTTATAATGTGGTCAGATGCTTTAAGAACGGAAGTATTTAGACCTAATTTATGGGATAATAGTAATTACGATACTGGTATTAATCAAATTACACCGCAAAATACAAATAATATTAAAGATTTTTATTTAAGAGAAGCTGTCGAAGGTTATTATGGATTTATAGCTAATGAATCTAAAGCTGCATTAGATACACTATCTTTAATGGTTAGTGTTCAAGAGATATGTGATTCTAAAAATATACCTATTGTTCAAATGCAATATAAATCTAATCTTGAAAGATATATTAGACATGCTAATTTTTTAGATCAAGATGTTCGTGATAATAAATTACTCGTAGAAAAAATTAATTACTTTAGTGATTACTTAGATAGTAAAGATCATATATTCGGTCATAAAGTAGGAGATATGATTTCATTTGAATCAATTAGAAAAGAAAATCATTTACCAAACTCATTATATAGTATGGGGCACCCTGGAAGAGAAGCTCATGAGTTTATGGGTAAATGGTTAAGTGAATATATTAAAGAAAATGACCTTATTAGTTAACGGATGTAGTTTTAGTTATGGAGATGAATTACCTGATCATGAAAAGGAAAGGTATTCTACTCATCTTGGTAAGCTTCTTAACCTTGATGTTATTAACAAGGCATGGCCTGGATCTTCAAATGAAAGAATCTGGCGCACGACTAAAAAAGAGCTTTTTAATAATAAGAGTATTACAAAATGTTTAATATTGTGGAGTGATTTTGCAAGAGTAGAAAATGTTCATTTAGAATCAAGTATGGTTCAACATGCTGCTAAAGAAATGCAAATGAATAATAAGCTATATGGTAAAGATAAAAAATTTATTATGAATGATCCGTTCTTTCAATTCTCTCCTTCAAGGCTAACAAGTATGCCATGGAGAATGTTAAAAGATCAATATGAAGATTACTATTCTAATATTTACAATAGTGAAACAGGAATATGTAAGACGTTTAATTACATAGATGATATCTGGGAAACTTGCAAATTACTTAATATTGATTTTTATCAAGGCTGGTTTCATCAAGGCAATACGTATACAATGAAAAAGACATTTAGCGACTTTAATACTAACGCAAAGGGTACTAGACTTGAGCCTGTAAAAGAGTATGTAGATGTTATAATTAATAAGCTCACAGGCAATCAACGTATAGGGTTTGATAAAGCCACTATGTCTTTTAATGAGTTTACTGAAAACAATAATTTAGATAAAATGCCGGAGGGCCACCCTGGTCCAGAAGCGCATAAGGAGTATGCTAAATATTTGTACGATAATTTTATGAGGTGATTTATGTATTTAGGATGGAGTGAAGGTTTTCATGATGCAGCAGCATCAGTAATTAATAAAAATGGTGATATTGTATTTGCTTCTCATTCAGAGAGGTTTTCAGGTAATAAACATGAGAAATATATCTCATCAGAGCTTAAAGATTATATTGATAGTAATTTTAATATAAAAACAACAGCACTTTTTGAAAAACCATTTCTAAAAAAGACTAGACAGTTATATGCTGGTCAATTTAATACTGTTTTTTCAAAGAGACAACTTGCATGGAGTCCAGATAAAACATTCCATCATCACAAGTCACATGCAGCTGCAACTTTCCAAACATCAGACTATAATGAAGCAGCAGCTGTTGTTGTTGATAGTATTGGTGAGTGGGATACGACTACCATATGGAAGTGTTCATATAATAATAATGGATACGCTCAATACAAAAAAGTATTTTCTAAAAGCTATCCTAATTCAATAGGTCTGTGGTATACTGCATTAACTCACTTTGTAGGACTTAGACCTTTAGATGAAGAATACATCTTTATGGGTATGGCTGCATTTGGTAAGTATAAAAAAGATCTACTACCTAAACTTTTTAGTTTGTTTAGTCATAATTTACATAAAGGTATTCCTAAATCAATGGTTAAAGCAATGGGCCTTGATAGATATAAACCTGCTGATATTGCCTTCAATGCACAAATTATTTTAGAGAATAAATTAGAGGTTTTATTTGATAAAGCTTTAACATATTCTAATAATGTTGTATATGGAGGTGGAGTAGCTCTTAACTGTGTTGCTAATACCAAATTACATGAACAATGCAATGGCAACTTATGGATATTTCCTAATCCTGGAGACGCAGGGGGCTCGCTTGGCGCTGCCGCTTTAGCCTACGGCAAAAAAGTAAATTGGGAACATCCTTACCTTGGTTTTAATATAGAACCATCTAAACCCATTAAAGCATTAGCTAAAGATATAGTTATTCATATTAAAAGGTATGGTATGTGTGGTGTGGCTGTAGGTCCTGCTGAATTTGGCCCTAGAGCACTTGGTAATAGATCTTTACTTGCTGACCCGAGAGGAGCTAATGCACAAGATCAAGTTAATACTATAAAACGAAGACAAAAGTTTAGACCTTTTGCACCTGCCGTATTAGAAGAAGATGTTAACTTGCATTTTAAGCCAGGTTATATTTCACCTTATATGCAAATGGTAGTTGATTGTATTGATCCTAATCTACCTGCTGTTACTCACAAAGATGGCACATCAAGAATACAAACCGTTTCTAAAAACGAACCTACAATCTTTAGAGCAATTCTAGAGGAATGGAAGAAGAGAACAGGCTGTTCAGTTCTTCTTAATACTTCTCTTAACATAAGAGGTGAACCTATGGTAAATAATATTTCCGATGCAAATAGGTTTGAAGAGAAGTACGGGGTTAAAGTCTTTTATTAACCCTTAATTTGCCTAAATATAGGCAATATGGAAACCTTTTTAGAATTAGTCGGCGAACTCGGAGCCCCCATTGCTGGATCTTTAGTAATGGGCTTCTTTATTTTTACCGTTATTAAACAAATTCTAGAAGGAATTGTTGACAATATAAAAACGTTAACAGGTTTCTGTAAAATGCTTGAAAATAGAGCGCGCACTATGAGCAATGAGATGATTAAAATAGATCTTCTTGTTAGTAGTGCTTTAGAATTAAAACCCGATATCGAAAGAATTGCTCGTGCTGAGAATTTTATCGAAGATGACAAATTAGATGTTAGGAGAGATTAATGGAAGAAGTTTCAACATTAGTATCTCTTATACAAGATTATGGCTTTCCTGTTATTATGTCCATAGGTATGGGGTATTTCATTTATTATGTATGGTGGTTCATAGGAGAACATATTGAACCTCAAATAGAAGAAATGCACATGGCATTAATAAGAGTGATTGATCAAACTAGAATGCTTGATCAAGATCTTATTCGACTTCAACAAAAAGTTAATGTAGTATTAGAATATAGAGAAGTGGAAAAACTAAAGGAAAAAGTCAATGAAAAGGGCAATCGTAAGTAGCTTATTTTTAATTACATCATCAGTATTTGCTCAGGAAATAGTCCATGAGTTTAAAAATCCTTCATTCAGTGGAATTGGTCAGGGTGCGCATTACCTTACTATAGAAAACCAAGAGCACTCTAGAAAGAAAACAATAGAAGAAGCTCTTGAATCAGCTAGAAAAACGGCTGAAAGAGAAGCAGAAAATACAACATTAGCTAAGTTCATTCGTAACTTAGAGTCTAGAATCTACGCACAATTTGCCAAGCAATTGGTTGAATCAATGTTTGCTAATGATAACCCTGCAGGGTTCGGATCATTTGCTTTAGAAGGTAATATTATTACTTGGGAAGTTATTACAGATGAATCAGGTGCAGAGTTTATAAGATTAACGGTAGTATCAGAAGATGGTACTGAAACAGTATTAGAGATTCCAGTAGGTACAGGAAACTTTGGGCAAGATCCAGATAATGGTTAAATATATTTTAACAGCATTACTACTTACAAGCTGCGCATCAGTACCGCAATGGTCAGAAGGACCAGGTCAATGTGCGTATGAAACAGGTAAGTACGAAGAGGGCTGGAATAAAGACGTTGTAACAGGAGTTGCTAAATCAGTTAGTAGAAAATATATCTGCATTGAAAATCCTGAAGTAGTAAAATTACCATCTTACTTAGAATTATTACAACTACCCCCAGCGAAAGAAAAACCTGTTGTTACTGTTTATAATTTTATTGATAAAACAGGTCAAAGAAAGGCAAGAGAAGGAATAGCAGATTTCTCCACTGCTGTAACTCAAGGTGGGGTAGAAATGGTTATCGATGCCCTAAAAACAGCAGGTAGCGGTACATGGTTTAGAGTAGTAGAAAGAAGTGGTATTGACCATTTAGTAAGAGAAAGACAGATTATCAGATCAGCTAGAACTGATGTGGCAAATAAAACAGGACAAGATGATAAGGGTATTCAACCATTATTATTCGCTGGTATAATAATAGAAGGTGGAATAATAGGGTACGATACTAATATAAAATCTGGAGGACGAGGTGCTCGAACTCTAGGAATAGGTTTAAGTAAACAATATCGCCAAGATGTTGTTACAATTTCAATGAGAGCAGTGTCGGTTCTCACTGGTGAGATATTATTAAATGTTCAAACGAGAAAGACTATACTGAGTTATGGCTCAGGAGGAGACGTCTTCCGTTTTATCGAGCAAGGAACTCAATTAGTCGAGTTTGAAGATGGTGTGGGGAATAATGAGTCGGTGACATATGCAGTACGAACAGCTATTGAAGCTGGTGTGCTGGAATTAATTTACCAGGGTCACGAAAGAGGATTCTGGGTAATAGAAGAAAGGGTAAACGAAAATGAATAAACTTATAAGTATAGCATTGCTATTGTCGACTTCTTTTGTTTTCGCGCAAGCCACTGATGATAACGAAATCTTAATCGAACAATCAGGTGACACTTTATCTCTATATATTGACCAACTTGGTTTTGGTAATAAGATAGGTGGTACAGATTTTTCAGGTACAGGTTCAGATATGGTAATAACTGGATCTAGCCTTAATTTTGATTTAGATTTTTTAGGAAATCAAAATATATTATTTGGGACAGTTATAGCTGATAGTTCAACTTACAAGCTAGATTTTACTGGTGATTCAAATCAAATAGATTGGAATATAGGATATATCGGAAGTTCTGATAGCTCCGATATTAATTTTAATGTTACTGGAGACAGTAATACATTTGATTTAGATCAAGGTTATACAGCAAGCGCAGAAAGATTAGATGCAGACCTTATATTATTAGGTAGTTCTAATATATTTGATATTGATTGGGAAGCAGATGATATAACATGGAATTTTGATATTACTGGTGACAGTAATAATATTAATACATTGCAGAATGATGGCTCTCAGTCATTAACAATGCAATTAAACGGTGATTCAGCTGACATAGATATTAATCAAATCTCAGGTACTTGTGCAACAAGTGCAGGAGTTAGTTGTTCTACACCAAATGCAACTATAGATTTAGATATTACATCTGATAATGCAACAATACAAATTAATCAAAAAGATTCGTCTAGCGATTCTTAATTTGTTACTCATCAATGGGGTCTTTGCTGACCCCATAGGTGACATAATTGAGCAGACTGGTGCTGGTCAAATAGTCAGAAATGACAATCAACTAATCCTTACAGAGGATTTCCTTCCAAAAATAGAGTTATACGATACAGCAGAAACTGCTAATGGCAGAATGCTTATTGAGTTTAAAGATAAAGCTGAATTAGCTCTTACTGAACATACAAAAATTTTAATCGACGAAGTCATTTATGATCCCGATCCAAGCAAATCAAAAATGACTATGCAATTTGTTCAAGGTACCGCAAGATTTGCATCTGGTAAACTTGCTATAATGAACAAGAAGAATATAGATATAAAAACACCTACCGCTACTATTGGAATTAGAGGTACGGATTTTACTACAACAGTAGATGAGATAGGTAGGTCATTAATTATATTATTACCAGATGAAAACGGGGACGCATCTGGTGAAATAACAGTTACTAATTTAGGTGGTACTATTACCTTAAATGAAGCATATCAAGCTACAATGGTAAATACTTTAGATACACCCCCTAGTCAAACTTTAACGCTTAATAACATTACACCTAATATGATTGATAATATGTTTATTGTTAATCCTCCTCCTGAAGTAAAAGAACAGATAGAAGAAAATGCTCAGGCAGATATGAATGAAGATCAAGGTATTCTTGATGTTGACTTTTTAGCATATGATGAGCTTGATAAAGATTATGATGATTACGCTAATGATCCAGAATATGACGCAAGAAATGGAAGAATAGATATCGACTATCTAGCTGGTGACTTTTTACCTGACTTATTAGATGCTGTAGAAGAGTTATTAAGAACAACAGAAGAACTTGGTGATGCTCAAGCTGGTACAGGTAATATTGGAGGATGGACTCTTAAAGGTGCTCAATTTGGTTTAAACAATGATAGTCAATATAATGTATTTGAAGAAGATGGTAAACTAGTAGTATATAGAAATGTTAATGGTGTTATTAGTATAACATTCGGTGCAGGAGCTAGCTTTAGTTTATCTACTAACGTTGACGGGTATCAAGGTACTATTCTTGGTAATGGTGGTGATGATATAATTATATTAATTAAACAAGGTAACTAGTTGATTTTATTAATAAAAGGATATATAATATGAGCAATATTAAAAAAGAATATTTATGGATGCTTAAACCTATCTCAGATAAAAGCAAAAAGATAAGAGATGAAGCAAAAATAAAAGATGCTAGGAGAGCAGGAGTATATAATGCCAACAAAATTTAAACCATCAGCAAAGAAATTCGTAAGAGGCGGTAACCCTAATACTGCTCCAATAGAACATTTTTATATTAAGCAAACTCCAAAGAAGGAACTTATAGACTATATAAATAATGGTCAGAAACCTAAAATTAAGCAGAAATGCAGAAATGAATTAGCCCGAAGAGGCGTTAAATTAGTGTGGGAATAGATGGCTACTAAATTTCAAAAAAATCACGTACCTACTGCTGGAATTAGAGGTAAAAAAACTTCGCAAGGAAGAAATAATGTAGCTAGAGCTACAATGAATAAAAATAAAAAGAGATCTTTGAAGAAGTATAGAGGACAAGGATGAAATTCTGGAAAACTAGAAGATTATTAATATCAGTTTATACAGATGGAAAGAAAACGATTTATGTTTACTCGAATTAAAGCATTTATATTTAAATATTGGATAAAACCATGGGCTCCTTTTATTTTACTTATTGCCCCTCTGCATGCTGATGATAACCAAATTACAATTTTACAAGATGGTGATAACTTTAACCTTGATATAACTCAAATTGGTTATAATAATGTTATTAAACAATGGACAGCTTTAGAAGGAATCGATGGTATTGATAATACTGTTATTATAAAACAAGCAAATGATAGTGGTGGTTCAGGTAACAAAAATATTATAGAGATTCGTAGAGTTTGGGGAGATGGAAATACATTAAAACTTGGTCAAGGATATAATGTTGACACTAGTGGAAATTTTACTATTGATAATGATGAGTATGGAGATACTTTTGCTCATCTAAACATTACGGGTAATGACAATACTATTCTTATGACACAAAAAACAAACATCAATTCTTTAGGCCATGAATATTGGTTGCATCTTGAAGGAGATGATAATGATATTTTTACAGATCAAAAAGGTGGTAGTAGTAAATTTATCAATTTAGATATTTTTAATGATGGTAATGATGTCGACCTTATTCAAGATAATGGTGGTGACCATTACATGTCTGTTATACTAAGAGGAACTGAACCCACAACAATTGGGGCTACTCAAGCAAGCAATCTAAATCAATCATATAGTGTTACAAATTATTGCTACACAGTTGGTGGCTGTTCAATATCGGTTACACAAAATTGAAACTCTGGCACGCCGGAATAACATTACTAGCTCTTTTAGCTCTAAGAGTAGCTGATCCTTTTTTATTAGAAGCAACAAGATTAAATTATTTTGATATGCTTCAACGTAATCATGAGGTGCAATTATCTGATCAAATAATTTTAATTGATATAGATGAAAAGTCACTAAAAAAATTAGGTCAATGGCCATGGCCAAGAGATGAGTTTGCCTTTGAGTTAAATAATATTCCTCCCAATAACCTGGTTGCGCTTTCTATTATACTTTCAGAAAAAGATAGATTTAATGGTGATTGGAATCTGGCAGAAACATTACAATATTATCCTACTATATTAGCTACTGCCCCGACTAATCAAATTCAAACTGAGAGAGAATTACACGTCGGTACAGCAACTTTAGGTAGAATACCAGCTCAAGAATATACTTTAGATTTTCCAGGAATATTATTACCATGGGAAGTTTTAGCTAAATCAACAGACGGTTATGGATCAATAGGTGCTGTACCTGACATAGATGGTGTAGTTAGAAAAGTACCTATTGTAGTTTCAGCTAATAAAAAGGTATATCCTTCTTTTGCTCTAGAAATTCTAAGGGTTGCCGTTGGCGATATTTCATATCAGATAAAAACTAACGATATTGGTATTGAATGGGTGCGTATCCCTGCGTATGACAAGATCTCTACGTTAAATGATGGAACAGTATATAACACGTACTGGAATAAATTTAAACGTGTTAGCTTAGGGGATATAAGGGGAGAGAATATACCTCAGGGTAGTATCTTGATAATAGGAGCTACATTTGAGGGAACAAATATTATACCCACTCCTGTAGGTGCAATGTACCCTCATGATATTCAGGCTAATTTAGTAAAGACAATGATAGATGGTACCGTTATTAAACGTCCCAATTATTTTTCTTTTGTCGAGCTAATCGCTCAAGCACTTCTTGGTCTTCTTTGTCTCGTTCTATTAAGTCGAGCTGCCGTTTGGATGTCTGGTGTTGCCAGCCTCGTTTTCGTTGGGTTTGTTGGTTTAGCTTCTTCTTCAGTTTTCTATTCAAAATATCTCTTATTTGATCCAACTTGGATTATTGTTTCTACCGTATTAGTATTTAGCCATGGCGCATTTGTACAATTTTATAATACTTATAAACAAAAGCAAGAAATTAAAAAACAATTTGGTACTTATGTATCACCTGACTTAGTAAAGCAACTACAGGATGATCCATCTTTATTAAAGTTAGGTGGTGAAAGAAAAGAGATGAGTTTTATGTTCATGGATATATGTGGATTCACTCCTATATCAGAGCATTATAAGAACAACGACGACCCTGAAGGATTGGTAGAGTTAGTAAATAAGTTTTTAGATTTACAAACAAAGATTATACTAAATAATGGGGGAACGGTAGACAAGTATATGGGCGATTGTATTATGGCCTTTTGGAATGCTCCTTTACCGTGTGACAACCATGCCGATATGGCAATCAAAACAAGTGTAGAAATAATTGAAGCTACTAAGAAACTCAATGAAGAACTTAAACCTCTCGGCTTGCCTCCTATCAATGTTGGCATTGGTGTCAATACAGGTGACTGCATCGTCGGAAACATGGGATCAGAAGTTAGATTTGACTATTCCGTCATTGGAGATGCCGTCAACCTTGCAGCTAGACTCGAAAGCCAAACACGAAATTACGATGGGGTGGACTTGTTGCTATCGGAGTTCACTCATAAAGCAAGTACATCTGGAAAATTCAATAAAGTCGATACCATCACTGTCAAAGGAAAGACAGAGCCTGTCACCATTTACACTGTCAATTAAGAAAGACTGGTTAGAACCAGCTGATTGGTATTGGTGGGTAGCTTTAACTCTTGTAAATATAGCTGATGTGCATTATACGAATCAAGCAATGAAGTATGAATGCACATATGAAGCCAATCCATTATTACCAAACAGACCATCACTAGAAAGATTGATAGCACATAAAGCAATTACATTATATCCTATCTACCATCCAGATTATAATAGATATGTTGTACAAAATGAAGACATTATGTGGGCAACAGGAATGATAGCTTTAGTTGCTTATCACAATTATAGATTAATTGATAAAGTTAAAAAATATCAGGAGAGATGTCCTAAAGTAAGTACTCTTTAAGGTTAAATAAATAGTTGAACTAACACATAATATATTATATAATATACGGAGTAAATATGTATAACAAAGAAAAAGTAATTGAGCAGCTTAAAATAGATGAAGGTATTGTTCATGAAATTTATCTTGATCACCTAGGTTATCCAACCTTTGGTATCGGTCACTTAGTTTTAGAAACAGATCCAGAACATGGCCAAGATGTTGGTACTCCTGTATCTGAAGAAAGATGCTTAGAAGTATTTGATCATGATCTTGAAGTTACTGTTAATGAGTGTAAAGTGTTATTTCCTGACTTTGATGAAAAGTTAGATGAAGTACAAGAGATACTTATTAATATGATGTTTAATATGGGAAGAACTCGATTAAGTAAATTTAAAAAATTTATTGGAGCTCTTAATGAAGAAAATTATAATGAGGCAGCTAATCAAATGATGGACTCGAGATGGTATAATCAAGTTGGTAACAGATCAGTAAGGTTAGTTGAAAGAATGAGAAATGCAGGATAAAAAAACAATCCAACAACAAATTGATGAAAAAATAATTACAGTAAAAGACTTTGCTCTATCTATTGAAACATTTGTAAATGATAAGAAAATAGGCTATTTAGACGCTCTTACTCACTATTCTGAGCAAAATAACGTAGAGATTGAAACAATCGCTTCTTTAGTAAAAAATAGCCATGTTTTAAAAGCTAAACTCGCAGCAGAATCTGAAGGCAAAAAACTCTTAAAAGCATCAGGTAATAAACTACCGATTTAATGAAAAGTATTATTATTAAAAATCTTCTTTCTAGAGAAGAAATAAGTGACTTATTTTCTCTTAAAGATAGTGGTTGGGATCGTGCTTCAGCACTGGATGAAGGTGGTAGTACTATTACTTATGAGTCGGCTAGAATTACAGAAGTTTCAGGTATAAATTATAATTGTACTGGACCAATAGCTGCTAAAGTTATCAAAAAAGCTAACGAGCTTTTTAATAAAAAATTCTATACTAATGAAAGTATTAGTATTCTTAAATATGATTCAAGATTAAAAGCCAAATTTGATTATCATATGGATGATATTGATTATACTGTCTATGTTGACGGTGATGGTAACCGTATCACAGATCCAGAACAATTTTATATTTTTAATTCACGTCCTAAAAGAAAAGTTTCAATAACCATTGCACTTAACAATAAAAGCGATTATAATGGAGGTGACTTTAAAATTCAACCTGATGGTGATCGACCTGTTCATCATGAATCGGTTGCTAATAACGTTGATTTAAATTTAGGTGATACTGTTATGTTTAATTCAAAAATGTTTCATGGAGTTACTCCTGTTACTGAAGGAATAAGATATTCAGCTATTTTCTGGCTATATGATTTAGAGGAATTTTATGATTGGTGGAGCACAAACGATCAAGTCCCTTCAGAAGGATTCGATAGATTTAAGAGGTACTATGAAGAGTACGATATCCCCTTATGAGGTCTATATAAAATATCTTGCTCTTAAACAGCATTTTACTACAGAACATTATAATTATTTTACATACAATGGTAAAGTAAGAGCATCTGAGCATGCTTTTAATATTAGAAAAGACAAATACTTCTTTATGAAATTATCTAAACATAAAGATGTTGAAAATTTTCTGTTAGCTAATATAGTTGACGGTGATAAAGATTTCTGGATTGGTGAATTAAGAGAATCTGCACCGGAAGATGTATATCGTAACTGGAAAAAAAGACAAGAAGCTTTAACTTATACTTTTAAAAACGAGTTAAGTAATCTTGATGATAATTTTGATAAAAACTTTGCTGTCGAAAAGTATGGCCATCCGCATTTGCTTAGGTTATATTTAAGAAATGAAGTTTGTATTGAAACAATGTGCATACTTGATATGCTAGTGAATTATAGTAAAACTTGGAACAAATATTTACAAAAAGACTTGATCTGGGAAGATAAATATACTATAATAACCAAGTATAGGCCTTTTCTATCTATAGATTTAGATAAGTTTAAGACCATTACTTTGGATTATTTTAATGATAGATAAACCGCAAATAAACCGCAATATATGCCGCAATACGCAAGGAGAATAATATGTCGCAATCATTTGAAGCACTTAAGAAGAACTCGGCTTCTGAGCTAAACAAACTCACCGAGGCACTCACTAAACTGGATAGCAGTCCTAAGAAGCAGAACGGACCAGACGATAGAATCTGGAAACCTGATGTGGATAAAGCAGGTAATGGCTATGCAGTTATCAGATTTTTACCAGCACCAGAAGGCGAAGATGTTCCATTCGTAAGAGTGTGGGATCATGGTTTTCAAGGCCCTACTGGACAATGGTATATCGAAAAATCTTTAACAACTATTGGTCAGAAAGATCCTGTATCAGAGTATAATACTATGCTTTGGAATTCAGGTATTGAAGCTAATAAAGATTTAGTTAGAAAATATAAAAGAAGGCTTTCTTTTTATTCTAATATCTATATTGTTAAAGACCCTACTAGACCTGAAAATGAAGGTAAAGTATTCCTCTACAAATATGGTAAAAAGATCTTTGAGAAATTAAATGATCTTATGAATCCACAATTTGAAGATGAAAAACCTGTTAACCCGTTTGACCTTTGGGCTGGAGCTGACTTCAAGCTTAAAATACGTAATGTAGAAGGTTACAGGAATTATGATAAGTCGGAATTTGATAGTTCAGCGCCGCTGAGCGATGATGACAGCTTACTTGAAAATGTTTGGAAATCAGAGCATGCTCTTAATGAGTTTACTACTACCGAAAACTTCAAGTCATATGATGAATTAAAGACAAAGCTCTATAGAGTTTTAGCTTTAGGTGAAGCAGCTGGAACTGTTGCATCAGCACCTCAACCTCAACCTGAGGCAGTTGCACCATCGATTCCAACTACGTCAGCTGACGAAGATATTCCTCTTTCTTCTGATTCTGATGATGACGACACAATGTCGTTTTTTCAAAAATTAGCTGAATAGCTAATTCTCTTCTGGGGGCGGTATCATGCTGCCCCATTTTTTTGTTTGAGCGCCTATAGCTCAATTGGATAGAGCAACAGCCTTCTAAGCTGTAGGTTCCTGGTTCGACTCCTGGTAGGCGCGCCAATTATTTTGAAACGTGAATTACTGCAGGTTGATATGAACCAAGTTGACCTTGGTATGGAGTTGTTATTTGAGTGTTATCAATTACTGATGTACTACCTTCCATAACGTTAACTTGTTGAGAATATAATATTTCACTAACTACTGAATTTTTTAAAGCACTTACTTGATCAGGTGTTATAGGCATACCTCTTACAGCTAGACCTAATGATTCTGATAATTCTGATATAGCCCTAAGATTATTTGGATTAATTTTATCTAACGCTTTACCGAATCTAGAAAGAACAGCAAAATTAGCGTTCTCACCTATATTTTTATCTTGTAAAAGTACAATAGCTCTTTTAAGTGCAGGGACAGCTCTTTCAAAATTAGCTAGTTTATTTTCATCTAAATTTTTATATTCATCTAATGCTTTACCTAAAAGTTGAAAACCGGTTGCAGTATCTTGTAATGGATTTCTAAATAGTCCAGCAAATGATTTTACTGCAAAATCCCATGAAATTAAATATTTGTCAAAGGCACTCATATCAGATTCACTACTAAATACATCACTTAAGCCTTCTCCCCTTGCAGCTGTTACTAATGTATATAGAGCAGTACCTATACCTATAAATTTATCTACATCAAAATCTTTTATATTTTGAAGGCTTTGAAGGCCCTCAGCTACTTCATTTAATACATTGATATTATCACCAAAAAAGCCGCCTTTACCCTTTGCTAAAACTTTTAAATTATATGTGCCCATATAGGTAACACTATCATTAATACTTGATAATGCCTTTCCTACTTCTTCAAAGTCACTAGCTACTAAATCAGCATTTCTTACTAAAGATGTAGTACCGTCTGGATTTAATACCTCTCTAGTTGCATTAGTAAACATCATTATTTCATTAATACCGTCAGCTACATCTTTAAATGAATCTGAGGTTAACCACTTCATAGCTCCTACATTAATATAATTCATTTGCTTAAGTAAATTACTTAAACCTACACCTAACGTAGTTAATGCAAATGATGCATCATCAGGATTCTTTATTTCAGATAATGTAACAATACCGTCTGCTAAATGCCCTAAAGCATTGCCTTTACCTAATCTTTCAATTACTTTAGCACCGTCTTTAAAATCACTTCCAAAAAATCTTTCAGTATCTACAAATGTTAATAAGAAGCTCCCAATTGCATCACCTGCATTTAACAGATTACCTTTAAGATCGCTTAAATCACTAAGACCGTCTAAATCACGTAGTCCTTCAGAAAGATTTTTTAAATCAGCTCCACTTAAAATTTGAATTGCAACTGATGCTTTAAATTGATCAAGCTGCTTCATTAAATAACCTAAACCATCAGCAGCATCTTTTAAACCTTGTTGATCAAAGTCAGTTTCACTTAAAACTGTCATACCTCTGGCTATTTCTTCAAATGCTACGCCAGAGAATATTTTTAATCCTATAGCACCTAAACCAGTAGTAGATGTAGATAGTCGATATATTGCCTCTTGAAGTACTTTAAAATTCTCAGCATCCAATTCTGTATTATTGAGAGCTTCAAGACCCCTTGCCATATCAATAAACGCAGCGCCTGAAAATATTCTAAGACCTCTAGCACCTCTAACACTTACATCATCTGATAAATTTTTAATTGCTTCATTAAGATTTTTAAAGTTATCTGCTGTTATATCTAGTTTATCAAGAGCATCTAAACCAGTAGCCACATTTTGTAATCCAGTACCAAATTTATCTACTGCCATTGCTCCTAAATAAAGAGCACCAGTTATAGCGGCTAACCCTAACCCGACACCACCTAATAAACCTAAAGCAGCACCGCCTAAAGATCCTCCAGCAGCTCCACCAGCCATAGCACCCCCAGTTCTGGCTGCAATACCACCTAAAGCTGCACCACCTAAGAAACCACCACCACCTTTTTTACCTCCTAAACGTTCTAAGGACTTTTCAAGCTTTAATAATTTCTTTTCTAATGCTTCTACTTGAGCACCAGAACTTGGTGTAACCTTAACACCTATAGTTGCATCTGTTGAGCTACCAGTACCGGTTTTTGAACCACCAACACCTTCTTCCATTAATTCTAAAGAAAGTTGTTTAAATGGTAATAAACTATCGTTGATAGATAGTAGAGATTTGTTTACTTCTTTGTAAACAGCTAATTGTTTTTCGCCTATTGCATGACTTGCATCAAACTCTTCTCTTAATACTTCTATAAGGGAATAATTACTGTTTTCAACAGCTGCACTAAGCTTATTAATACGCATTACTTGCTGACCAATAAGGCCAAACACTTGCGAGTTTGTTTTTAAATCACCAGAACCTTTAGGCAAAGGTTTTTTACCAATTTTAGGTTGGTTAAAAGTACCTCCGCCTTTATTGTCCTCAGCCATTTATTATTTTCCGAATGCTTTACCAGCTTCACTAATACCAAACGCACCAAGTGTTACTACAACAAATGATGTGTAAATAGTATCAGATATAACTAGATCTTGACCCATGAAAGCTGTAATTAAATCACAGATTCCAAATATGGTCATTAAACTAAATGAAATAAAACCTATTATTGCCTTTTCATTTACGTCATTATCATCTAAAAATAGATCCATGAATTTTCTTTTAGGTGGAGCAAGCTGCTTTCTTGCTGCTTCTGCTTCATCTTTTAATTCCTTTATTACATCTTCTTGGCTGTCAATCTTTTCGATTAGAGCCATATACTTATCAAGATCTATTTCGACTTCATTTCTGTCATTATCTTTTGCCATTATTTGTTCCTCTTTCTTGCTTCCTCTTGAGCTTTCAAATAATCCATTAACATTTCTGTATATAACTCTCGCTCAAACGGATACATATTTTCAATCTCCGTTAAAGAGTATTTATGATGCTGCATAAGGTTAAACTGCAATTGATAATGAGAACCTAAGTCCGTGTGGCTTAGGCTAACATAAAAAAATCACTCAACCCTTTCAGCTCTTTAATTACTGTCTCACCTTTACTATTTTCATATTTTAATTCACCATAAATGTATGGTGCTGACGCCATAAATTCTTGTACTTTTGCAAAGTTTGCTGTCGACAAACTTGAATAAAATTCTTCTCTTTCTTCATCAGTGTAATCATCTAGTAAAAATACTTCTTTACCATCTTTTGAGTAAACTGATTCAATAACACTACCTACTAGCTCTACAGCAATTTGACTTGCTGGTTTATCTGATAATGCTTCTTTACTAAATTTACCTATTGTATTATATGAAGGGTATCTCAACTTAATCATATAAGTATCATTAAGTTCTATTTTACTTTCAGCCTCTTTAGTAGCGAATTTAATTTCCATATCATCTAAATCAAATTCAGCTTTATCCCATACTGGCTCTTCTTCTGTTGATAACTCTTCGTCTTTTATGTTTAAAGTAATAATTTGATTAACAGATATTGCTCTTAACTTAATAAATAAATACTCTAGTTCAAAAGTATTAAGAAGTTCAACTTTTGTTTTATCTAATACACAGTTATTAATAACTTGTATAATAGCTTCAATAATACTCTTATCTTTCTCTTCTTGCTGTGCAAAAAGTAAGATCTTTTCTTCTTTTACTGTAAAAGGTCTAACCTTAACAGATTTTTTACTCACCGGCAATTCAATATTAAATTGAGGCGCATCAATTTTAGGTAACATAATATTTCTCCATATTAAAATTTATCAGCTTCTGAACCACCCGTAAATCCAGAACCTAGAGTTTTTGCATTATTCAATAAGTTTAATGCATCTTGAACGTTTGAAGGTTTTTCAAAACTTTTTACTACTTCTACTGCCCCTTTCATTTTTGATACAAATTGGAATAAGTTTAAACCTCTATCCCCGTCTTTACCAGAAGGAGCTTTTGTAGTAGATGGTATAATTCCTCTGTAGCTTAATTGTAATGATATAGTAGTTAGCTCATTATTTTGCTGCCAACCTAGTTCAATTGTACCTAGATTAGATATAATAGCATCTATTACTTTATAATTAACTATTATATTCTCTCTAGGATCATAAATTTCTATATCTAAATCCATAGCATAATCATCAAAATAACCTACTTGTCCAAAAAATGCTTCAGTACCTTGTTTCATTTTTACTGTATCTAGACCTGCAGGCTGGTATTGAACGTGAGCTAATGCCCAGTTGTTAAGAAAATCTAACACTAAATTATTATTGTCTAAAAATAATTCTACAGCTAATGTACTTGGAACGTAATTATTAGCTCTTCTTTCTATTGGTCCAAAACCCTGTCTTTTTATTTCTGTAGTAGCTATTGTAAGATTAGGTACTTGAAATTTATACCCTAAAAGGCTTAACGCATCTAAATTTTCAGTTCCAGCAAAAGTATTAATTTGCGTTGGATTTTTAGCTGAAAATTTTAAACGACATAAGTTTGGGACTTGAAGCCCGCTCATACCATGTATTTTTGCTTTTATATCATTTACATTGAAAGCCATTACTTATTCCATTTAACGTTGGATTCTCTCCAAACTGTCTGTCTGTTTGCTCTAACAAATCTTTCTAAAGGTAATTGCAATAATATATCCCACTCTTGTGGATGTACTTTAAGCATTTTACCCCTTATATTATTATTTAGGTACTTTTTAAAACATGGCTTCCAATATTTCTTAGGTACGTTTAAATTTTGCACTTTAGTATAATCTATATCAACGAATGCTTTTTCTCCTAATACTGATGGTATATTATCAACAGTTATTTGATCTTCACTTAAATACCTGTATAATTGTGATAATAATATTGCTCTTTCAAGATATGGTAAGTAATGAAAATTAAGACCAAGTATAAATTCAGGTTGAATATCTAATAAAAGTATTAGTGGGTACCTATCATAATAAGGAAGCTTTTTTTCATTTTCAGCATTTTTGGGATAATAATTAAAAAGAAAAATATCACCTGGTTTAAATGGCAATTCAGATTGTAAGTTGTCCTTTATATCTTTTCTATCTAAAATACGATTAGGCCTTTGATTCTCGATCTCTTTAGCTTTACTTATAAAATATTCTCTTGAACGCTTATTAACACTTGCAGCTATATTAAGTAAAGCAGCGTCTTTTAATACTTTTTGAAATAAAAATTTTAATGCCATTACTTAATCCCTAATTCTTTTTCAGTCATAATTTTAAAATCCCATCCTCTATCTTTACAATAGCTTTGAGCTGCTATCCACTTTGCTTCATTTATACCATATGCTTTAACTTCTGTTAAATACTTTTTGTTTGGTTTAGCGGACATCTTAGGTGGGATAGTTTGTTTGTAAGGCTTAACCTCAATTAATGACTCTTTTAATTTTCCGTTTATTTTTCGCTTAACATAAAAATCTGGATAATATCTATGCCTTCTATTATCAATAGGGCTTTTATAAGGTATAGCTATCTCTTCACTAGCCCATCCAATAACATCAGGATGGCTATCTAAATAAGACATAAGTTTACATTCCCATAAACTTCTATAAATAATGTTTGTAGGGTTACCTAAATACTTGTAATAATTTTTAGGTTTAAATTTACCTTTATAAGCCATAAGTATATTTATAGGATACATTTAATGTCAGATAGTAATAAAAGAACAAGAGCGTCAAGAGCTGGGTTTGTAATGAGTCCTGAGGAAAAAGTAGATTTATCAAGAAAGCAACTTGCCTCTTATAATCAACTACAATTTCCTTCTGATTTAGCAGCATATGGTTTTATAATGAACTTTCAAGAATTTTCTTTTAACGCTGGTCAGGCGGACGGTAATAGTGAATTAAGCCCAACAAGAATACAAACTAATGATTCAATTATTCTTCCTATACCAAGTCCTTTAAATCAAAATTATAGTGTAGCTATTGAGGATACAAAAACAGGTCCGTTTGTTCAAGCATTCGCTAAAACGCTAGCAGCTTATACTAGTGGTAATGAAAATGATCCCGCAGCAGAAGAAATATTGAAAGACTTATTTGGTTCAGGGGAAGATGCAAACGCTAAAGCAGGTGGCATGGCTAGGGCTGTTGCTAAAGCAGGTCCAGGGATACAAACGGCGTACAGTTTATTAACCGGAAGTAAGTTAGCTAGATCGGCAGGTAAAGTAATTCTTGGTGATTCTGCTTTTTCAGCTGTTGAACAAGCATTAGGTTCTATCTACAACCCTTCTAATATTGCTGCTTTTAAAGGAACTCCTTTAAGAAAACATAGTCTTAATTGGAAATTAAGTCCAAGAAATGCTAGTGAGACAAAAGCCCTTAATACAATAGTATCTAAAATTAGGAGGCATATGCATGCTTCTTTAGAAGGTATAGGGTCTGATGGTTTATTTGTTCAAACCTATCCTGACATACTTCAATGTGCTTTAATTACACCGGATATTAATCAAAATATTTTTTATAAGCCTGGGCTAATACAAAATTTTATAGTTGATCATTCTGGCAATGAACAAACTAATTTCTTTGCAGAAACAGGCTCACCAGTACAATATGATATTAAATTAGAATTTATGGAACTAGATTATATTACTCGTGAAGACTTCGGAGATGATATAGATGGAGGAATTGATTAATGAGATATTTTGAACAATTCCCGATAATACAGTATAATCAATATAATACTAGAAATATTATTGCTAAAGTTAAATTAACTGATGTTTTATCTGAAGACTATTTTTCATATGCTAATTATAGTTTAAAAACATTTGATACACCATGGACGGTCGCGCATGATTATTATGGTACAGTTGATAGAACATGGCTTGTATATATGAGTAATAAAATTATTGACCCATATTATGAATGGTATATGGATCAAGAAAATTTTGAAAACTATATTGTAAAAAAATACGATTCAATTGAATTAGCTATTTCAAATATACATCACTATGAAGATGCAGATAAAAATATTTATTCAGTTGACACCTATACATACGCAGATATAGATTTAAAAAACTCTTTAACCGGTATAACTAATTACAGGTATGAAGATTTAAAAAATGAAGATAGAAGAAATATAAGATTATTAAGATATGATTTAGCATCCCTTGCTGAAACTAATTTAAAAGAGCTGCTTGACTAATGCCATTAACTATTACTCCAGGAAACCACGGTGTATCATCTTTACTATTAGGTTTATTTACTCCTGATGGGGCGCTTAATTTCGTAGATCTTACAAGTAACTTTCAAGGAATAGTAATTAAATCATCTTTACACTCACCAAATATTTCATGTCAGCTTAGGATAAATGATCCGGTTGATCTTCTTGGTCAATTAAAAATTACTGGAGAAGAGGTAATTGTTTGTACCTGGCAAACTCCTAATTTTGATGAATCAAAGCCAGCTCATAAACAAAGATTAGCTTGTTTTAGATTAACAAAAATTGATAATATTACTATTGAAAAAGATAATAATAAAACCCAATCTTATAATTTAAACGGGGTTCATGAATTAGCTTATGTACAACAGTTTGCTTCAGTAGATAATTTCTTTTCTGGAACTATTTCAGATGCAGCAAAGAAAATTTTTGATAAAGCTTTAAATAAAGCTGATGAATTAGGCACTTCGATTTTTTATCCTAAAAAATGTAAACTTACTGTTGACGATACATCTGGAGTTAATGATTTCACTATACCGAGTGAAACACCATTTGATTCTATGAGTTACTTACAAAGTTGGGCTCAAGATACTGGTGATTACAATACTAATTTATTTCTTTTTTATCAAGATTTAGAAGGTTATAATTTTCGTAATTTAGATAGTTTGGTGAGTGAAACATATCCTGCTGGTAGAGATCATCATACGTATAGATATGATCCTATTGTAAAAAGACAGGGTATAGTTAATCCTAAAAAAGCAGAAGAGATTGTTCAAATAAAACAAGTGAGTAGATTTAATGCATATAAACATGCATCAGATGGCAATCTACATACTTCAGTAGCTACAGTAGATTACTTAGCCAAATCAGTAGAAAGAACTGATCTTAAATATGATCTTACACCTGGTCCGTCTCAAACTCTATATCCTGTTGATAAAGATTATTTAGAAAAATTTGCTAAGGAAAGTAATTCAACAGACTGGCTTTATGTTAATAAAGGTTTACCTAATTTTATTGATAACAGTAACTCACATTTAAAGAAAAAAGTTTTAGGTACTATTTTTTTTAATAATATAGTTCAAATAATTATTCCAGGTAATAGTTCATTAGATATTGGACAGGTCTTAAGAATAAACGTATATAGCCCTAATACTGGATCAACAACAGGTAAAGAAAGCGAAGAAAATAAAGAGATAAACGGTAATTATTTAATTAAAGATATACTTCATGATCTAAAAGCGGATACTTACTATCAAATAATAACATTATGTAGAACTGGTAAGGAGCCTTATTAATGCCTAAGCAAGATATAAATTATAATAAGTTTCAATGGCATTTTGGTGTAGTTGAAGATAGAAAAGATCCTTTAGAAGTAGGAAGAGTAAAAGTAAGATTTTATGGTGTTCATTCTGATAAGTTATCAGATATATCTACTGAAGAGTTACCTTGGGCTACTGTTATATTACCACCTTCATCACCTGGTGTCTCAGGTGTCGGCGGACCTATTTCAGGTTTAGTTGAAGGCGCTTGGGTAATTGGCTTTTTTATTGATGAAGGTTTTTACCAAAAACCAATGGTATTAGGAGCTATTCCAGGCATACCAGGAGAAGAACCTCAAGCTAATACTGCTTTTAATGATCCTACTTTAACTTATCCTCGTAACATTGAAGGTTTACATAAAATAGGTGATCCTGATAATAGCTATCTAGCACGAGGTAAGAAAGCAGAAGAGCATGTTACTCTAAAGAAAAAAAGAGCATCAAAAACTAAAGATGTTCCTATTGCATTTCCTTTTAAAACATCTTTTGATAAACCAGACGGGACCCCTGGAGTTGATTATGAAAATAAAAAATGGAGTGAACCTGATCCAAGAGGTATAGAAAAAGATGCTGATCCATACCCATCTGAATATCCTCTTAATCATGTATTTGAATCTGAAATGGGTACTGTTTTAGAAATAGACGATACACCTGGTGGTGAGAGAATACACAAATATCATAAATCAGGATCATTTGAAGAAATACAGCCTGATGGAACTAGAGTTCAAAAGATAGTAGGTAAGGATTATGAAATTAGCGCTAAAGGTAAGAATGTTTTAATATCAGGTGGTAACTTAAATATAACTGTTGACGGTGATGTAAATTTATCTGTTAAGGGTAATAAAATAGAAAGAATTGAAGGGCACCATTATACTTACGTAAAGAAAAATAAAGTGGATTATATTGGTGGTAATCATACTACAGAAATTACCTCTGATAGAGGAACAGTTGTAAAAGGTAATAATTCTATTTTAATTGAAAAGCATAACATTGATACTACAAAACTTTCATCTACTATTACAAGAGGTGATAATGAAGTTAATATTACAGGCATAGAGAAGAGAGATATATTAGGTGACTCAGAACATTTTTATGCTAAAACTTTCTCTCTTACATCAAGAGATGTACTTACTCAATTTACTAGTAAAACATTTAATCTTAATGCGAATGAGAAAATAAATATTATATCAACCGGTGATCAAAAAATTCAAACATCTGCTAATCAGCTAATTAATGTTGGTGTAACTCAGACTATTACAGCTGATACACAAGACATTGATGCAACTACAGGTACATTAGATTACAATACAGGATCTATTGACGTTGTTTCAGGTAATATTACTGATACAAATGTTACTCTGCATACTCATACTCATTTACAAACTGGTGGTACAGCACCTGATGGAGACGGTCCAGATAATAAGCAGACTAATCCACCTACAGGAGGAACTTAATAAATGGCTTGCGGTCCAGGAGAAGGTTTATTAAAACTTCAGAAACTTGCAGCTGAAGCTCAAGAGGGAATTGATAATGTAAAAGATTCTGTAGAAGGTTTTGCTGATGACTTGAACGGAGCAGCTGCAGCTATGGATGCTAAACTTTCTAAATTAATAGAAGGTGCAAAAGGTATGATTCCAGAAATTGAGCTTCCTGACTTTGGTGACTTTACTTTACCAGATTTAAAATTACCGGAATTAAACTTACCAGAAATTAGCTTACAATTAGAAGTTACTTCTATATTAGATAAAATTAATAGTAGCGATCCTGCTGTTAAAGCTCAAGCATTATTAAATTTAAATAGTTTACAAGAAAAATTTCCTGATTTATCTTTAGAAGAAATAGAGCAGTTAAAAGCAGATATTTTAAGTGGTAAAATAGATAAAGATAATTTATGTAAGAAAGTAAAAGATTTAGTAAAGGAAGATGGCAAAGTATTAGAAAAAGGTATTCCTATTACAGCTGTAGAAGAGCCTCTTCCAGATGAAACAAAAGATGTAGTTATTCCTTCTGTTGAAGCAGAACAAGAAGAAGCTAATAATTTACCTGAAGCTAAAGAAGAAAAAAAATCACAAGAAAAAATTGTTAATATTAAAGCTAAATGGGATGAAGCAAAAAAAGAAAGAGATGAGGCTAAAGAAAAGATTAAATCCTTAATGCCTTATGTTAATATTTCATTTTAATTAAATAAAGTAAGATAAATAAAAATATGGCTATAAGTACAAAAACAACTAAAGTTTTTTATTCAGATCTTAGATC